CTTGGATAATATCTTACATATCAGTTCTGTACCATTACTTGCTGTCTTTGGTTATCCAAACGCAGATGAGATAACAACAGGCCCAAGTGAAGCTTTAGCATTACCACCAGAATCAAGACTTGAATATGTAAGCCCCTCAGGAGATAGCTATGACAGCCAGTTTCAAAGGCTTGGTGATCTTAAAGAACAAATAAATACACTCTCATTAGCTGCGGTGCTTGGGCAGAAGTTAGTGGGAGAATCAGCAGAGGCCAAGAGAATAGATAGATCACAGAATGACAGCACTATGATGGTTATTGCTCAACAGATGCAAGACTTGATTGATAATTGCCTGAAGTTTCATAGCGAATATCTAAATGAACCTAATGCTGGTAGCAGCTTTGTAAATAGAGACTTTGTTTCTACAAGGCTTGAGCCTCAAGAGATAACAAGTCTATTAACGTTGTTTACGGCTGGCACTATCTCACAGGAGACATTATTGCATCAATTATCTGCTGGTGAGATTCTTGGTGATGACTTTGATATTGAAGAAGAAATGGAAAGTACGCAAAGCGGAGGGTTGGTAGAAATGGAAGCACCAGAAGAACCAACTTCAGATGATGACGAAGATACAGAAGAGGCGGCTTGATGAATGAGTACACCAGAAGCATTTTTTAGAGAAACTATTGATTTAAACAGATATAGTAACGCTGTAGCAAAAGATTTTCAGAAAGCATATAACGATGTAATTTTAACGGCTGCAAAGAAACTTAAGCAGATAAATATAAGACAAGCCGAAGCTGGGGCAGGGGTTGTTGTTGCACCACAAACAAGAAAAAGATTAAGGGCAATAATTCAGCAGTCAAAGATAAGTTTAGATACTTGGTCAAGAACTACAACAAAGCAGATGATAAAAGAAATTGAAGGGTTAGCAGAAGTACAGGCTGGATTTATAGAGAATGAGCTTAAAAAAGTAGTTAAGTCTGGTAATGTGCCAATAAATTCTGTTGCTGTTAGTAAGAAATATGCAGAATCTTTTGTTAAAACAGATCCAACACAAACAAATATATTTACCAATAAGGAGTTTACAGAAGATGATTTTAAAAAGTTTGGTTCTGGAAAGTTTGAACTTACGGCAAGACAGGGAGCAATGCAGACTCTACCTAATGGACAAACAGTTGAGAAAGCTTTTAGAGGAATAGCAGAAAGACAGAAAGATGCTTTAGCAAGACATATCAGGCAAGGGGTTTTTAGCGGAGAATCAACAGCAGAGATCGCAAGACGTATGGTTGGCAGACTTGAGTTTGGACAGAAAGGAAGTGTAAGACAGATTGCAGCCGCAGGGGGAGAACTAACAAAACTTGCAAATTATCAGGTGCAAACAATAGTGAGAATAGTAAAGTTGCCCCTAAATATGAATATGTTGCAACGCTGGACAGTAGAACTAGCCCTATTTGTAGAAGGCTTGACGGACAGGAGTTTGCATACAATAAAGGCCCAACACCACCACAACATTTTAATTGTCGATCTACTACTGTTCCTGTTGTTGACTTTAATGGATTGCAAAAGAAATATCCAAGCTTGGAAAAGCCATCAGCAGGCAAAGTTGTTACACGACCTACAGGAGAAGGAACTGGTAGAGTACCGCAGGGAACAGCTTATGGCGATTGGTTATTGAAGCAAGATAAAAAGCTACAGGTTAAAACTTTAGGCAATGAAGGGAAGGTAAATTATTTTAAAAGGTTGGCAAAGAAGGAAGGATCTGGACAGAAGGCGATTAGAAAACTTGTAAGAGAAGATGGAAGCGAAAGAAGTCTTAAGGATTTGCAGAGATTGTATGGTAAGCCTAGTGATATAACAATCAAGATACCAAAGCCCAAGCCTGTTACTAAACCAACTATTACTATCACTAATCAAGATAAACTTGAGAAGATAGCTAAAGCTGCTAGGGCTGCTGAAAGAAAAGCAAAGGCAGAACTTAAAATACTTAAAGACAGAGACCCAACAAAACCAACTATTGCTCAGTTATCAGGTATATCACCAAAAGCAAAAATACAACCAAAAGATGTCAATGCAACATTTGATTTAATGGATCAAATGGAAGGTCTTGCAGGGGAGAACGCTAGGAAATTAAGAAGGTTTACAGAACAAAGGGAGGTTTTCTGTTCATTTACATCTGGTGGTGAAACAAGAGGAAACTTTAGAAAAGTTGCAGAAAATCTAAAATTCTTGAAAGAAAATCAACAATTAAGAAAGAGCTTGCAAATGGCACAAGATAGAGGTCTTAAAAATGTAAAAGATGGTTTCGGGATTGATCCTTTAACTGGTGGGTCAATGTTCAATAATAAACAAAGAACTGCAATGATGCTAGGGAAAATAGATGAATTGAAAGATGGTTTGGACAATATGACAGGATATGGAGCTAACTTGTTTGAAAGATATTTTACTTTAGGCAAATCAAAAAGTGATGTTGGCGGCTTTACTATGCAAGGTGCAAACCACATAAATGTGAGGTTACGACCAACACATAAAAAAATCAAAAATCTTACAAAAATTAGAGAATCTATAAAACAAAGCATACTTGAATCTGCTAAAGGTACACCGCAAGGAAATGTTGACTCTAAACTTTATAAGTTAAAATTAAGCAATGCAAAAAATCCTTTAGATAGAAGATTGAAACTATATACAGAGGAATCTTGGCTCACAACTTGGGTTCATGAAATGGGTCATCAAGTGCATTTTGCTGCTGGTAGAACTTCAATGACAGGCACAAAATGGATTCCAAGCAGATATGGTGGAAGTAATTTTATGGAACAGTTTGCAGAGACTTTTGTGCAATATGTGTTTGATCCTGTAGAATTAAAGAAAGCATCACCTAATGCTTATAAGTGGATAGATGAAACTTTATCTGCCGCTTTAAATGCTCCTATTTAATTATGAGTTACGATACAGTTCTTGAACTTATAAGTCAATTTCCTAAGAACAAAGATGTTCCTAGACTTATTAAGCTGGAATATAATAAAGCTGAAGGCATGGAAAAAGTAGATATTGGAAGAGCTATCGAAGCTTTAATGGTTGCTGCTAATACTGAAAAAGATTTTGAGTTAATAGAAAAGCATTTATCCTGATGCCACTAAAAAAAGGCAAATCACAAAAGACAATCTCTGGTAACATACGTTTGCTGATGAAGGAAGGCAAAACATTAAAACAAGCACAGGCTATCGCATTATCAAGTGCTAAAAAACGTAAAAGGAAGTAATATAAAGGCAGCTACTTTTATTGTTATGCCTAAAGGTGTTGGATATGGTTCTACCATGAAACCAAAGTCAAAGAAGAAAAAGAAGGGAGGCAAAAAGTAATGGGATATACATTCAAGGTTCAATCTTATGATGAGCCAAAGAAAGAACCAAAAGCTGCCCCTAAAAAATCAAAAAAGGTAACAAGTGAAAAGGAAGAAACTAAGGCGAGTTCCTAAAGACAAAAAGACAGGTATTGCTAAAAAATACTTGTCTGGTTCTAAAAATAGGGCTGCAAAAGCTGCTGAAATAAAAAGGACTGCTGAAGCCTACAGAAAAGGAGAGTTTATTGATATAAAAGCTGTACAAAAATCAAGGGTTGCTCAAAATGTCACCACAAAGAAAAAGAAGAAAACCACTAAGCGCAGCCGTAAAAAAAGCACTTAAAGATAAGGCTGACGGCACTAGGTTCTTTTATGGCGAACTTGCAGAGGTTTATCGTAAGGGGCAAGGAGCATACTTATCTGGCGGTTCAAGAAATACAACAATGCAGGCTTGGTCTTTTGGTAGGGTAAATAGTTATATGAGAGGAGATAAGGCAAGAACAGCAGATGCATCTATATATACTAAGTACAACAAAAGGAGGTAACTATGAAGCTAACTACCAGACAAAAGAACACTCTCAAGAAGCATCAAGAAACACATGGCCACACTAAGGCTCATATGGAATATATGAAACGTAAGATGAGAGAGGGAATGAGTTTTACACAGGCTCATAACATGGCTATGAGAAGAAAAGGCAAATGAGCAAAGATCCGAGACTTAAAAGGTTTGGTTTATCT